TAAAACTGTCTGCCGCAGCAGAGACGGTAACGATTTCAGCAACAGCAGCCACAGGTACGATTAACTTTGACGTATCTACACAGTCCATCCTGTATTACACAAGCAATGCCTCTGCTAACTGGACGCTGAATATCCGTGGGTCTAGTTCAACAACGCTTAACAGCATCATGGCTACAGGCCAGAGCGTGACGGTAACTCACCTAGTTACGCAAGGTGGTACGGCTTATTACAACTCAGCCCTAACGGTAGACGGTAGTAGCGTTACACCTAAGTGGTCAGGCGGTACAGCACCAAGCGCAGGCAATGCTAATAGCGTGGATGTCTATACCTATACGCTTATCAAGACTGGAAGCGGTTCGTTCACCGTCTTTGCAAGCCAGACAAGGTACGCATAATGCCAATCCTGTCTGCATTTGGTGCTGGCAGAACCATACCGTCGGTCGCTGGCGGTATTGTTGATGGTGAGTATTCGTATGACTTTGACGGCTCATCGTCTTTTACATATCCTGCCTCATCATCGTTTGCCATAGGAACTCAAGAGTTCAGTATTGAGTGCTTTGTTTACTTAGATTCAACACCGGCAACAAGCGCAACGATTCTTGATTTCGGCTACGGAACTGGGAGTTCTCAACCTCAGCGTATTCAGTTTTACATCAACTCATCTCGCCAGCCTGTATTTGTAAGAAACAACTATCCAACAACGAGCAGTTCAACGTTAGTCACTTCGTCTATCGCTGTATCGCTTTCAACCTGGACGTACATAGCTGCGACTCGTAATTCGTCAGGTGTTGTTAGGGTGTTTGTTGGCTCTTCTTCAGGCGGGTCTGCAACGATCTCAGGAACCATCACAAGCGGGTCTGTTGTTACGCCATCGGTTGGTAACGGTACAGTTCAGACAACTCGATTCCTTGATGGCAAGATCAGCAACTTACGATTTAACATTGGATCCGGTTCAGGGTTTAGTTCCGCGACTGTACCGACAAGCCCACTAGCTCCAGTAGCTACAACCAAGATGCTTACTTGCCAATCTTCTACGATCAAAGATAATAGTGTTGCTAATGGTGGCGGGCCTTGGACGCTTACCAACTCAGGGGTTCTTGTCTCAACTTCTAGCCCATTCTAATCATGACTCCTGAACAAAAGTCAGACGTAATCGTAGAAGCAGCTAAGGCTGCTCCTCCTGTCGTTATCACAACGGCGGTAACAGTAGGTGGTCTGACTTTGAATGAATGGGTAGCAGTTGCTACCTTGCTCTACATTGTGTTACAGTCCGGCTGGCTTGTCTGGAAATGGTTCCATGCCATAAAAGATAAGAAGAATGAAGCACAATCTTCCGATAGTTAAAGTAGTTTGGGAAGATGCCTGCCACGACACTCTGGGATGGGGTGATAGCCCAGAGAAAGCCAGGGAATTTCAGGTTCCGCTTGTTGTTTCTGTAGGGTTCTTGATTGCAGAAAACAAGCAGGGCGTGAAAATTTGTCAGTCATTGACTGACGACGCAATTGCTCAGTCTTTGGTGATTCCGCGAAAGATGATCCAGAGCATAGAGCGCGGAGCTTGGCGTGAGAAAAAAGTCAGAAGATGAAGATTTCATCGCAGTCTGGAAAGAACTAGGAAGCCCAACGAAGATTTCAGACCGTATCGGTCTTACGCTTCGCAATGTGTACGAGCGACGAAGGGCAATCGAGAAGAAATACAACATCCTTCTACCCACAAAAGACGCTCGTTTTACCTTACCAGAGAATCGTAGGCGAGCAACGCTAGAGGCCGAAGGTTATGTGATCGTATTTTCTGACGCTCACTTCATGCCTGGTGAACCCTCAGCGGGGTTCAATGCCCTCTTAAAACTCATCAAGACCCTAAAACCCAAAGCGATTATCGCAAACGGAGATATTCTCGACGGGGGAACTATCTCCAAGTACGGCCCTATGGATTGGGAGCCAGTCACAAGTCTACGAGATGAACTCGAAGCGGTTCAGTGGCACATGGATCAGATCGTCAAGGCTTGTAAAGGTCTAGGCACTTTCTTGCATAGAACCACAGGCAACCACGACATACGTTTTGATAAAAAATTAGCTGGATCTGTTCCTGAGTTCAAGGGCATCCAAGGCACGACTCTAAAGGATCATCTGCCGGAGTGGTCTGTCAGTTGGTCAGTCATGGTTAATGACATTTGCATGATTAAGCATAGACTTCAACATTCGGGAATCCACTCAGGCTACAACAACACCCTAAAAGCAGGCATCTCTACGGTCTCAGGGCATACCCACCTCTTGGAGGTCAAAGGATGGGGTGACTACCGAGGACGTAGATACGGTGTGTCTACGGGGATGTTAGCCGATCCTGATGGCGGTCAGTTCTCTTACATCGAGGACAATCCTGTTCCTTGGTGCTCAGGCTTTGCCGTCTTGTGTTTCAGAGATGGTCTACTCTTACCTCCGGAGCTCGTCGAGGTTATTGAGGGGACTGCATACTTTAGAGGTCAAGCCGTTGGCTAACTTTGAACAAGCGTTTGACAAGATGATGGAGGACGAGGGAGGTTACGTTCTTCATGAAGTCCAAGGAGATCGTGGCGGTCAGACCTATGCGGGTATTGCTCGCAAAATGCACCCAAAGTGGGAAGGCTGGCAGCATATCGACTACCAGGAAACACCTCCGACACAGTTAGTCCGAGACTTCTACAAAGTGAATTTTTGGGACAAGATCAAAGGCGACGATTTAACGCATGACGTTATAGCCTCGTCCATCTTTAACTTTGCTGTTAATGCTGGCGTTCCTGTGTCCATCAAACTTGCCCAGATATGCGTTAAAACGGCCCCAGACGGCGTTATTGGCCCTAAGACCATATCAGCACTCAACCAAGCCAATCCAGAGCTATTTGTGGCCTATTACGCGCTAGCAAAGATTGCTAGGTATCGTGACATTGTGACGCGAGACAGAAGCCAGATTAAGTTCATGTTGGGTTGGATTAACAGGACGCTCAAGCTATGAACCTGCTCGGAATCTCTTCCATCGTTGATAGCGTCGGAAAAGTTATCGGAGACCTGCACACATCCGATAAGGAACGCATGGAACTTGAGCTTGAGGCCAAGCGTATTGACCAGGCGATAGACCTTGGTCAGATGGAAGTTAACAAGGTCGAAGCCGCTAACCAGAATATGTTTGTTGCTGGCTGGCGACCCGCTATCGGTTGGGTAGGGGCGGGTGCGATGTTCTATCAGTTCCTTGCTTACCCGCTACTGGTATGGGCGTGGACTTGGATGCAGGCAGAACAGATTGTCCCGCAGGAGGTAAAGCCACCTCCCATGTTAGATACCGACGCTCTATGGGTTATTTTGAGCGGTATGTTGGGTATCGCTGGGATGAGGAGTTTTGAGAAGAGCCGCGGTGTTGCGCGGTAACTTCGTCTCGCACCATCTGGCCGATCTTATCCCCGTGTACTTTGTCGATCTTCTCGATGATCGGAAGTCGTTTGCTTTTGGGTAGTTTCAGGATCATCTTCGCCCAGTCTTGAACGACAAACGGCAGTGCACTTTCGTACGCTGCCGCTATCTCCTCAACATCAGACGACTTAACTTTCTTGATAAGGTTGATCCACGACTCCACGGATCGACCACTCCTTAAACGCTTTGTGCTTTGCCATAGTGTCTGGGCACTCGGTTGACGGCGGAATCCAGCCGTGTTCCCTCCAGATTTCCTCGACGAGTCGGAAACGATCTTTCCTCGTCTGAGCCTTTATCAAGTCTTGCCAACTCATAAAAGGCCTTTCGGGAACGGATAGACTGCATCAGCGTGAGGAGTCCCAGGCCTCGGTGCATTAAAGAACCTCCGTTTTTCCAACTCTGTAGGCTTCCAGAATGCTTCCGGAGCCTCAGACTTGATAATGTGAATGATCCTCTCTAAGACCGGAGAGTCATCCGAAATGTTTGCAGGACGCTTTGCAAACGCTTTTTTCAGCATGGTTTGGTGGTGTACGCTTAACATATCAAAATGGCACTGAATCGTCGTCATCGACTTTGGTTGATCTTACTTCCTCTTTTGCTTGGAACTTTAGCCCCAGATACTTCCCGTCGGAACCCTCGTTAACCCATCCTGAGATCCAGTATTCAACCCCGTTTATCATTGCTGAACCTCGGTAGTCTGGGTGTACGTCTTTCTCTTTTTTCTTGTTCTTGCTGATTGATCCTGTTAGTTCTTTTGGCATAGCGTTAACTCCATTTGATTAACTTCGTTGAGAAAGGCAACCAGATCAGCCTCGATCTTGGTTAGCTCTTCCGGTTTTGGCTCGTAACGTACGATGAAAAGTTGTAGATGTTCAGGAAGCCTTGGGTCGAACGAAACAAAGTCGCACCAAGTCCTACCTGTCACGAGCATTTGAGTGAGCATTTGTGGTTTGTATTTGGCGGGAACCTCCTTAGAAAGTAAGTAATCAACATGAGTGTTTGAGTTGGGACACTTGATCTCAATCAGTCCTGACCCTGCGAAACCGTCAGGAGACGCTCCAAGCCACTTAATCGACTTGTGGGTATGAAAACCTGTCTGCTCGACGAAATGCCCTGTGTGGACTTCGTATGCTGCTCTGGCAACAGGTTCTTGCTCTGTACCCCATTGCATATAAGTATTTGTATAAGAATCGCTTTGTAGTCCCGTCAGACGCTCTGTAACGAGTTGAATCTGATAGTTCCTGCGCGTAGCCGTTCCTTGTTTCGCAAGCGCGTCTGAGGCTCTGCTAGCGGTTAGGTGGCCCAGTCTTGCTTTGTACCAATCATCAGTTCTTTGTTCCATGTTGCACCTTTAATATCCCTCGTTCGATCATTGCTTGCATTGTGTTTATGTACGCTTGGTTCCAGAAGTCTCGACGTTCTTCGCGAGACATTTCTTTTCCCTGGTCTAAGTATGAGTGACAACGAAAGCATAGGGATGCTACTAAAGCATCAGAAACTTTGATGCCCATGCCTTTTCCTTGATTTCTATGAGCAGCGACTACAGTCCCGTCCTCACAAAAACACGCTCCACAAGGCAGATGCCTACAAGCCTCAAGCAACTTTTTGTTGGTGTACATTGATCTTCCTTAAGTCAAGTTCAGCGTCTTTCATCTCGTCTGTCCAGATCAAGCCCTTCTCTAGCGCGTACTGTAAAAGTTGCTCCACCATGTCTGAGAACTCAGATACCGTAAGCGAAGCAGTGGAAGGCTCGATTTCTTTTACCTGACCACCAGGGAGTTCGACGACACGAGAAGGCAAAAACCTCGTCTTAGCCCACTCGTGCCAGATGTCTTGGGTGTACTGCTGGCCCATTAACTGTTCCGCGCAAGCTGTCAGGATCGACCAATAGAACCGATTCTGAGCCGCTGTGCGGGGTGGTTTGGAGATAGTTACCATGTAGCCTAGTTCCGTGGCTTCTATGGCCTCTATGACCCTCCTACGGTCATTCTCAGTTGTTAGTATTGATCTCATTTCTCAGATACCAGTTGTAGTTTGCTCGAAAGGCTCGTCTTTCAAAGTCGGTGAACTTGTCGTGACGATCGGAAAACATAGCCTCGACCATGCGTCTCTTGAATTGTTTACCGTCAACGTCAAGCCACATCAGATAATTGTCGAGCCCAGACTCGTAAAGGTCTCCGAATAGAAACCGCATGGCCGTGATCGTGTCATCTTGCGGTCTAGTTTTGTAGGGTGCTTTGCAAGCGTCATCAACTGCTAGTTGAATCACAGACCAAAGCAGTTTCTTGCAACGCTCGGTCTGGATTGAGTCCAGTAGACCTTCTTCAAATGTGTTCAGGTTCATTTTCGTTTGTAGTAGTAAGCCCAGGCTTGCCTGTAAAGTTTTTCTTTTGTTACCAACTTGCGATCCTCTAGTGCGCGAATCATCTTCAAGGCGTTTTGTGGTGTGCAACCGAACTTGTTTGCCAGATCGTTAAGCGACATCCACTCATCGATTGCTGCCAAGTAAGCCTTTTGTGTCGGTGTCAGCGGTTTGGACTTGTTAAGCATCAACCGGCCAAACTTTTCTACCGACTTCAGGAACTCACCTCGGTGAGAAATGAGCACTCCTGATCGTTTAGCGGCATCAAGAATCTGACTCATTTAATCTCCGTCAGTTCTTTCTTTCGTTGTTCTTTAGCTGCGTCTAACTGATTGATAGCTTGCGGATCATTCTTGAACTCTTTGTAGCTTGTAGTCCATGCCGCTTTCAATTCGTCTACTGTTTTGGCTTCTGAAAGCGTTTTTATGTGATCGTCTACGGAAGGCTTATCTTCTTCTGGCAAATCTTCTCCTGCGTAGATGTATAAGCCAATTCCGTGTAGCGAGATAGCTTTAGCTAGACACCTTTGCATAGCTGTATTGACTGCAAACGCATCTGGGTTAGAAATCGCTTTGTTCCTGTGATCCATGACGGGAAGTTGTGCAGTGCGGGATACTCCAAAGGCTTTGACCTCGCAGAACACCATCACCGTGTCATTCCACATTTGGTGAGGCTTGTACTCCCAGGTAGCCGTAGGGTCGTGTTGCAACAACGTATCTACAGCCCAGGCCCAAGAGAGGTAAGAAAGGCCGTTTTTCTTCTCGACCTTCTCGGTTACGTTGATCTTTCTGAGTTC